CCTGAAAATGGCCCCGCTTGTTAAAAAGCTGGTTATGACAGGTAAGAAGGGCGACAAGCTTCACATCCCCAAGCCCGTACGTGGTGATGCAAATGTTAAGGCTGCTGACACTGCAGTTACTATCATTGCAAACACTGAAGGCGAATTGACTGTAGACATCGACCGTCACTTCGAGTACTCACGCTTGATTGAAGACATCGTGGAAGTTCAGGCTCTTTCTAGCCTCCGTCAGTTCTATACAGAAGATGCTGGTTATGCTCTTGCTGTACAGATTGACAACGACCTCCACGCAGCCGGTACTGGCTTTGGTGATGGTGGTGCTGTAGTATTCAGCCCAGCAGAAACTGACTACCAGCACTCTGGTTGTTTCTTTAACGACGGCGGTACTACTACCCAGTACACTGACGACACTATTGTCCCAGCAGACGTATTCACTGATGCGTTCTTCCGTGACATGATCCAGAAGCTGGACGACAACAACGTACCTATGGACGGACGTTCGTTGATTATTCCTCCTTCGGTTCGTAACACTATCATGGGCATTGATCGTTATGTGTCTTCTGATTTTGTAAACGGTCAGGTAGTCAACAGTGGTCTTATTGGTAACCTCTACGGTGTGGACGTTTACGTCTCAGCTAACTGCCGAACTATTGAAGCGGCTGGCGACAACACTGCAGGAGCTGCTGATACCCGTGCTGCTCTTTTGTTCCACCGTGACGCTATTGTCATGGCAGAGCAACAGGCCGTACGTTCACAAACCCAGTACAAGCAAGAGTACCTCTCAACTCTGTACACGGCTGATTGCCTGTATGGTGTTCAGGTATATCGCCCTGAAGCTGGTTTCGTTCTCGCAGTCGCAGAGTAACGATAAAAGGGGGTCAGAAATGGCCCCTTCTTTTTTTTGCTGGAGTATTTAAATGGGTATTTTTCGTGGACCGGGCGGAACAGGTGACGCAACTACAGATGCCATAGCGTCTCAGGTAAGCGTTGATTCGGCCACTGCTTCATTAAAAGCAACCGAAGCGGCGAATAGCGCGACACAATCAGCAACGTCTGCGGCAAGCTCTGCTACATCGGCAACAAATGCAGGAAGCTCAGAAACTAACGCGGCAACGTCGGCATCTAACTCGGCAGGTTCAGCGACAGCATCTGCAAATTCTGCAACAGCATCTGCAAGTTCAGCTACGGCCTCCTCTAATTCAGCGACTTCTGCTAGCACCTCAGAAACAAACGCAGGAAATAGCGCAACAACAGCACAAACAGCTCAATCGGCCGCAGTGGCCGCTAAAACAGCCGCAGAGACCGCGGAAACAAATGCCTCTACATCAGCAGGTACCGCAAGCACAAAGGCCGGAGAAGCCTCTACAAGCGCTATAAGCGCACTCAACAGCGCAAGCCTAGCAGGAACTCGAGCGACGTCGGCATCTAACGATGCGGCTAGCGCAGAGTCTAGTGCAACTTCAGCGGCATCTAGCCTGACATCTATTAATGCTTTTTATCTTGGAAGCGCCTCATCAAACCCGACAGTAGATGGTAACGGGAATGCTGTTACGGCAGGTGATTGGTATTTTAATACGTCAGATAACACCACAAGAATTTATACGGGTTCCGCGTGGAACACTATTGAAGCCGTTGGATCAACTAATGTTGCCGCCGCTGGTGCGTTAATGGATTCAGAGGTAACAAATCTTGCACAAGTAAAAGCATTTGACTCATCAGACTATGCTACCTCTGCCCAAGGAACCACTGCTGACAATGCACTTCCCAAAGCTGGCGGAGCAGTGACCGGCGCCATTACTACTAATAGCACCTTTGACGGACGTGACGTAGCTACAGACGGGACCAAGCTGGACGGTATTGAAGCCTTAGCAGATGTAACAGACGCTTTAAATGTCACAGCCTCTGGCGCTCTAATGGACAGTGAAGTAACTAACTTGGCGCAAGTTAAGGCTTTCGACTCTTCTGATTACGCGACTTCCGCACAAGGCGCTACTGCCGACTCGGCAATGCAGAATTTAGTAGAAGATACCTCTCCTCAGCTAGGTGGAAACTTAGATTTAAACTCAAATAATATTACTGGCACTGGAAACATAACAACAACCGGAACCTTGCAAACATCCTCTAACGTAATTGTTGGGGGAGACCTAACGGTTAACGGAACCACTACTACGGTTAATACTGAAACCATTAACCTTGCAGATAACAACATTGTCTTAAACAGCAATCACACTGGCGCTCCCTCTCAAAACTCAGGCATTACTGTTGAGCGTGGAACTAGCGCAGATAAAGTATTTCAGTGGAATGAGACAAATGATTACTGGGAAGCTGATGACAACTTTCACGTCGGCGGAAACATTAGTCTTAGCGGAACTGCAGATGGTAGAGACTTGGCAACGGACGGAACTAAGCTTGACGGCATTGAAGCCAGCGCGGACGTAACTGACTCAACCACTGTTGCCGCCGCAGGTGCTTTGATGGACAGTGAGGTTACTAATCTCTCGCAAGTAAAAGCATTTGATTCATCTGATTATGCTACTTCGGCACAAGGCACTAAAGCAGATGCGGCCTTACCTAAAGCCGGTGGTGCCATGACAGGCGCTATTACTACTAACAGCACTTTCGATGGTCGCGATGTAGCAACAGATGGAACAAAACTAGACGGAATCGAAGCTTTAGCGGACGTGACAGATACAACTAATGTTACAGCCGCTGGCGCATTGATGGACTCAGAAGTTACTAATCTTGCAGAAGTTAAAGCATTCAGTTCTGCGGACTATGCTACTGCCGGACAAGGTACTACAGCAGACGCCGCGTTGCCTAAAGCTGGTGGCGCTATGACAGGGGCTATTACAACTAATAGTACCTTTGATGGCCGTGATGTGGCTACAGACGGCACTAAACTTGATGGCATCGAAGCCTCAGCAGACGTTACGGATACAGCCAACGTTACAGCCGCAGGTGCTTTGATGGATTCTGAGTTGACTAGCATTGCCTCAGTCAAAGCTTTGAACCAGGGCGTTGCTACTACGGACTCACCAACCTTTGCAACTGTAACTAGCAGTGGCGGTATAACAGCAGGAGATGCCTCAACTGCCGCAGAAATAACAGCGCACTACAATGATGGCTCCACAACAAAGCTTCAAGGCTTTGGTTTAAGTTTTTCACGGGCCGCTTCATATGTTCGCCCAGAAAACGACGGAACGCAGACACTTTACGTAGGCGGCTCAACTGATGATTTAGATTGGAATCAAATACATTTTAGAAGTTTAAACGGCCTTTACATGACCGGGACGCGCTTCATAACAACTGCAAGGGTCTTGCAAAACATAACCGGAATTACAGTTGATGGAAATGTAAAGCTAGATGGTAACTACCCCGTAGGAACAGATAAC